CGAGTGCGGGCAGTGGCAATATACGCCCTTCGTGCCGTCCGTCCGGTCGTAGGCCTCTCCGTACTCGCAGTTCTTGCAGTACGGTGCCGTCACGGTGCGCCCTTCTTTGTCGGCCTCGGCCAGCTCGCGCAGGCGGTCGGGCGTGGTACCCAGCGCCGCCGAAATCTGCGGCATGTGCTTTGTGTACGATGATGTGATCCGTTTTCGCCACTGACTTACTTTAGACGCACTAACGCCGATTTCAGCAGCAAAGTCTTTCTGCTCCTTGTATTTTTCATCTACAAGGGCAAAAAGACGGTCAACTGCGTCCATGGGAACCACCTCCACAAAAATACACAATCGCAATAATTGAAATTGTGCAATGATACAAAATTCAAAAAACTGCGATTAGAGACTTGAAATTTCAAAAATTGCGATTTATATTATAGCTACAACCTAATTAGCACGCACCGAACGAACCAGCGAAAAAAAGAAAGGAGGGTGCGAGGATGCGAAACCCCTTTACTGTGTTCCGGCGTTGCCGGGAGCTTGAAGAGGAGAACAGCAGGCTGCGTGATGAGCTGGAAGATCTCAGGCATAAGCAGTACGCCAGCGCGTTCATCGAGGGAGAGTATCTGCCGAAGATCAACGGAACCTGCCGATCCTGCATTTATGTGGCTCGCGCCGCAGATTCACTGGGCCGTCCGTTCTATGTGGGCTGCCAGAAGAAAGCCATGTGCTCGGATTACAAGCCCAACCCGGTTACGCTGCAAGCACAAGAGCCGCTATCGCAATGCCGGTGGTAATGGCATAGGGAATCCAGAACATCAGGAGGGTGCGGCGGTGTTCCTCAATGTAGGACATGCCGTCCAGCGTGATCTGGTAGCCCAAAGCCGAAGCATAACCATCCCGATCGGGGTCTGAGTAGTATGCCTGAATCAATTTCATCCGCTCAAGTCTGGCTATTCGGCAGGTAACCTCGCCGGGCTTGTCAGACCGCTCAAGCTCGCCGATCTGATGGTTGGTTAACCCGTCGGCCCTATAAAACCGAACCAGAAGGCGGTACATTTTCTTTTCCATGCTTATTATCTCCGGTGGCTCTGGGGGTCGTCGGTGCGGCCCAGAAGGTAGTCCACAGAGCAGTCCAGATAATCGGCGATTTTGGCGAAATTTAAGGTCAGGATATCTGTCCCACGACTGATTTTGTTGACAGTATTGATTCCGAGTCCGCAGGCCGCCAAAACTTCACCGAGGGGAATTTTCATCTCTTTCGCTCTGGCTTTTATTCGTTTAGCGATTTCTTGTGAATCGTAGATAGAAAACACCTCCAGAATTTGTAACCACTTACAAACTAACCTTAATAGGTTAGAAATGAATTGACATTAACCGAATAAGGTGATAATTTATAACCACAACCTAATCAGCCCGCACCGAATGCGTCGGGCAAAAAGAAAGGAGGGAGCGAGGATGTTTCGCTACTTTGCCGTTGAGAAAGATCCCGGCATGCTGATATTTCTGACGGATGCCGACATGTCGCTCAACAACGAACGGGAGCGCATAGAGGACAAGCTCACCAAGCGTACAGGCGTCAAATGTGTGGTTGTTGACTGCATAGATGATCCGGCGTCAACTCTGCTTTACGAGCGTACGAATCAGCTCCGGGAGCTGCTGGAAAAGCAGGCTGAAGAGCGCAGAGAGGAAGCCCGTCGCAACTGCGCCGATGAGCGCAAGTTTTATCTGAAAATGATGCTCTCGCTGGTTCTGAGCTGCTTTTTCGGCGGTCTCATGGCGGTGCTGCTCAGCCTCTAACAGCGCAGCCTCGCCTTTGTCGCTGACGGTATAAACAGAGCCAATGCGGTCAATCAACCCGTCTTTGGTCATGGTTTCTACCCGGTGGCGAGAATAGCCGGGAGCATTATCTACCTGCATCTTGGCTAAGTCGGCTCCCTGCGGCTGGGAATCCAGCCAGAGAAGGAGATGAATTTGATCGGGAGTGAGCATTTTTTACTTCGCTTGCCGGAGCCGGATAATCTCCTTGGTGTTGTTTTCCACGGCCCCCTCCAGATAGGTCACACGGTCATCCAGATCGTCAATGACCTCGTTGGACGCCTTGCGCTCCGTCAGGAGGGCGATGGAATCGCTCAAGGCCTGGAACTTGGGATTGAAGTATGCTTCCATCAGCGCCATCATGCGCTGTTCGGACTCCTGGTTTAGTTTCTGGATCAGTTCCAAGTCGTGTTGGTCGAGCATATTACTTCTCCTTTATGTCAGTTCAAGTTTTACTCCGGTGGCTATTGGGGTCGTCGGTGCGGCCCAGAAGGTAGTCCACGGAGCAGTCCAGATAATCGGCAATCTTGGCGAGAGCTTCCAGTCTTGGATAATACCCGCCGGACTGCATGGAAGACAGCGTATTAACACTTAACGAACAGTCTGAAAGCATTTTACCAATAGCAATCTTTTTAGATTTTGCCAGAGCTTTTATGATATTCGCAACTTCTTGTGAATTATTCATAAAAACAGCCTTTCACTTTTGTAATAATCCATAAAATCACAAGAACTCGAGAAAATATGTTGACATTCACAAGAACTTGGGATAATTTATAACCACAACCTAATCAGCCCGCGCCTAACGCGGCGGGCAAAAAGAAAGGAGGGCCGGAATGAATAAAGCATTTGGTGTAATTCTTTACATTCTGGGCTATGCATGCGGCATTCTCCTGGCGCTAAAAATCACAGGCATCTTATAAGCGCGGGCACCAAAATGCCGACCAAAAGGCCAGAGAGAAAGCCTGTCAAAAAGTTCGCAAAATGAGTTTTTATAAAATCAAGGCGCTCTTTCTGCCTGTCGTAAAAGTAGGTGACGCCGTCGTCTGTCAGTGTGATCCAGAATTCATTGTCGCCCATGGGAGTCAGTTTAATGAGCCCCATTGCAGACAGCAGGCGTGCAGACGCATCATCCAGATTTGCAGTCTCCTGATCTGTGGGTTCGCCGCCGTTTTCCGTCAGAACCTGCAAGCGCTTCAAGTCTTTTTCATAGCGTTTCATGCTTGCTCCCTCCGGTGGCTCTGAGGGTCATCGGTGCGGCCCAGAAGGTAGTCCACGGAGCAGTCCAGCCCATCAGCCAGCTTTGCGAGGTTGTCGGCCTTGGGCATGGAGGTTCGCATCATGGTCATCATGTTGTAGCCCAACCCGGCATCCGCAAGGAGTTGCTTGACCGTGATTTTCTTCAGTTTTGCCAGTGCCTTTATCCGTGCAGCAACATCTGCAGAATTGTACAACATTGACACCTCATTTTGTGCAAATCATAAAAATAACAAAACTTTTAGATTTTATATTGACAATCTCAAAATTTTGAGATAAATTACAACCATGAACTAAACAGTTCACCGTTATATTATCACACCATTGCCGCAGATGCAAGCGGCGGAAAGGAGTTCAACATGTCAATCAGATCTCTGCGGGAAGCCGTCGGAATGAAGCAGTACGAGCTGGCGGCCCGCATGGGCGTGAAGCAGGCCAGCGTCAGCGCGTGGGAGAGCGGAATCAGCACCCCCACCGTCCAGAACCTGATGAAGCTGGCGGACATCTTCCAGTGCAGCGTGGACGAGGTGCTGGGCCGCAAGAGCGCCAGCGCGTAAGGGACAGAAAGGGAGTGAAGAGTTCCACGTAAATCAGCAAGTGACAAGCCGCTGAAATCATATCCTTGCAGGAGGAGGGATTTTTATGACAGCTCTGGAACGCGGCATTGCATTTCTGTATGAAGCCCGCCTGGAACAGCTGGGGATCAAGGCGGATGTGACCTGTCAGGTGATTCTCAGAGAACCGGGGGCGGAGGTTACCCCTCCGAAACAGGAACGCCCGGCTTCATAAACTGTACCACACAAAGGAGGAATTTACCATGTCGGGAGGATGCCCGAATCTGTACAAGAGGGCGCGTCTGAGTACCGGAATGACGCAGGAACGTGCTGCGGAAGTACTTGGACTTTCGCCGGAAAGTCTGAAACAATATGAGGGAGGCCGCCGGGTGCCGCCGGATGAGGTGGTGGCGCGGATGGTAGAGGTCTACCGGCTGCCGTGGCTGGCTCTGGAGCACAGTCAGGCCACAGACCGGCTGGGAGTGCTGCCCCGGGTGGAAGAACAGCCGCTGGTCAACAGCAGCGTGGCGCTGGAGAACCGGCTGCGGGATCTCACAGGGCAGCTCGGAGACCTGATGCGGATTGCCGAAGACAACCGGATCGATCAGGACGAGCGGCCGGAGTTCGACGCCATCGCGGCGGAGCTGTGGGACACGCTGGCGGCCATCTATCAGGTGATCTTCGCCGCAGCCAACGGCGGCATAAAAAGAGAACGCCCCGACGGTGGCACGTCGAAGCGTTCGGTTCAGGGTTTGCACCGAGAACAATTGCAAAATGATTATAGCATATATCCGCAGCGTGGTGCAAGCCCCAATTTTCGCCGGAGGGGAGGTGTCTCCCTGTGAGCGGATGGGCCATGTTTTTCATGCTGGTGGGCGTGGCGACGGTGGCTGCGCTGCCGCTGCGGATCGTGGAGCGAATCGAAAGAAAGTGATGGGGGTACATATGGCACAGTATGATTGCGGCTATGGGGCATGGATTCCCGGCCCGGTTCTGGATGATCCGGGGCTCCGGCCCCGGTCTCTGATCCTGTATTCGAAGATCGCCCGAAGGGTCAACCGGGTGGGGTTCTGTTACGCCACCAACGCTACGCTGATTGAGGACATGACCGCCGTGGACGATGACGGATCCATGCGGGTGCTGTCCGAGCGGACGATTCAAGCCATGCTGGCGGAGCTTCAGGAGCGGGGGCACATCCGCACGGACTGCGGCCCCCTTCCGGCGGACAAAAGCGGCACCGTCCGCACCGGCCGAAGGATCTATATCGGCCGGTCTCTGGCGGAGATTCCAGACGCCCCGCAGGGGGGTGAAGAAAATTTCACCCCTGAAAAAATCTGCACCCCAGGGGTGAAGAAATCTTCACCCCCTATTAAAGGAAGAAAAGAAATAAATAAAAATAATAACCCCCATACCCCCAAGACGCCGGGTTTCGTCTGGGACTTGATCCGCAACTTTGTCCCGGCGGATGACATGGAGTATCTGGAGGCACTGGAGGGGCTGGTTGTCAACCGTGAGGCGCTGAAAAAGCCGATCCTGACCACGCAGGCCATGAACAAGATCCTGAACCGCCTGCGGAAGGTGAACGACCGGGCCACGGAGATCGCCATGCTGAACAAGGCCGTGGAGCTGAACTGGCTAACGGTCTATCCCCTGAAGGCGGACGAGCTGCCGGGGCGGTGCGATTCGAACCACCCGGAGGGATACAGCAGGGAGGCGGGTGACACGGATGGAATTTGACAAAGCCATGGAGTTGGCCAGCCAGTACCTGACTTTCACACCCCGGTTCATTGATCCGGCGCAGCCGCAGGGCCTGTGGATCTGCGACACGGTGACGGAGGTCTCCGCCATCCAGATCAATGCGGTCTGTCTGGGCACCGGCTGCGGCTGGGACGATGTGGTGCGCTGCCGTCCGTTTCTGGAGGCGTTCCCGTATCTGGTCATCGTGACGGTGAACCCTATCGCCCGGGAAAAGATGGTCTCCGAGCTGCGGCCCCGGCTGCCTGCCAGCTGCATCTACGTCGTGACGGACGCCGGGTGGCGCAACTGCAAGACGGTGCAGGAGTATGTGACCCTGTACGGCTCCGACCACCTGCCGGACATCCTGTCCGGGGCGGTGGAGCTCCCGGCCTACGGATTGCTGAATCTGGCGGACGTGCCCCGGCGGGACATGAGCAAGGTGCCCCGCACCCTGTCCCAGTTCCCGGTGCTGGACAGCAGCATCGGCGGGTTCTACTCCGGCGAGCTGTCTGTGTGGACGGGCAAGCGGGGCATCGGCAAGAGCACCCTGCTGAGCCAGCTGCTGCTGGAAGCCGTGGATCAGGGGCACACGGTGTGCGCATACTCCGGGGAGCTGCCGAAGGAGCAGTTCCGGGAGTGGGCCTACCTTCAGGCGGCGGGGCCGGAGCATATTCGG